CTCCGTCCCCAGACCTACAGCTTCCCATGGAACCTGAAGTCCCGGAACATGAGCCGGTGCTTGTCGAGCCGCCACCCCGCCTCCCGGCGGAGCCGCTCGCCGTACCGGCCTTTCGCTGGCGCGCGCCTCCCTCCCACGTGGACTATGTCCGTGACGAGCTTGGTGTGCGCGTCCTCTTCGGGACCGGCCGCGTCAACCATCACGCCGCCGCAGCCGTAGAGCGTGCTCTCGCCACCAAGGCGGCCCTCTACTACCTCCACGCCCGCAAACGCCGCGTGGTTGAGGTTGGCGCCAACGCTTGTCGCACCGACGAGCTGTGCGCCTTCGCCGGCTACAACCGCCCGGCTCACAGCCTCATCCCCATGGTCGTCCCCAACGACGGCCGCCGCCTCGCTGACGCGGTTCGCGCAGGCCTTCCCACCTGCCACTGCCTCCTCCAGCACTGCGGGCACCTGCTCCCCGGCGACGACTATCTCTTCGTCCACTCCGCGTACTACCTGCACCCGGAGGAAATTGCCACGGCCCTTCACCGATCCGGCGGCATCGCCGTTTGCGTCCTCCACGTCTTCCCGGATGCTGCCGGCCACCTGGCGTGTGGCTCCGTGCGCTACTACATCGACGCATACGGCGCTCTCGTCGCCACCGCTACCGGCGACCCCAACCAGTACCGCCACAGCCCCATGTGGTGGCTGGTCGCCGGCACTGTGCCGACCCTCCACGGCAACCTTCGCTGGACCCAGCTCGACCGCTTTGGCGACACACTCGTCGGCGCGTTCGACCTCACCCCCGGCGAGGTGCGCACGTTCGCCCTCCCCGACCGCACATTCCTCAGTTCTGCGGTTGGGCTCGGCACGTGCTCGCAGCTCGACGTTGTCATCGACCGTCGCGTCGTGACCCCCCGCTTCGACCTCCTCGGCCTGCCCGTCAACCACGTCCTCTCCGTGGCCGGCATGTTCGTCATCCCGGTCGGCGGCCCCGAGGTCATCTGCTGCCCTCGCGGCCTCGTTGGCTCCCTCACCACGCTGGCGCTCAACCACGAACGCACCCCCGCGCTCTACGCCACGCTGGTCGCCCGCGCCCGCCGCGTCTGCGCTCAGCTCGACATGCCTGACGAACTCGTTGCCCGTGCCGCTCCTGTTGCGGCCGCCGCCGCCTTGGCCGCCACCACGGTCGAGACCGCCGCCTTGGGTCGCGTCGTCAACCTCTTTCGGTCGTCCTGGCGTTTGCACTCCGCTGCTTTGGCTTTTCAGCCGCTCCGCACCATCTCTCCTTGGTTTGCGGCCAGCCTCACCACCAGCGCTGCGGCCGCCGTCCTCCGTGTCGGCGGCCCCAGCCGCGGCTCCTTCGCCGCCATCGCCGGCGGCGCCGGTCTCGCTGCCCTTTACCTCTCGTGGCAGAATTCCCATCTTTGGGACGAGGCCCATCGCTGGGCTCAGCGTCGCCGCGACGACCAACTCGCCCTTCCCGTCGGAGGCGTCGCCCACTTCCCTGCCGACATCCCCGTGATGTTCCCAGGCCTTTTCAACCCCAAGGTCCCCAAACCGGTCCTTGAGGACGGCGGCCGCATCACCGTCGACCGCGCCCCCGACCATCGCGACGACACGGCCGAGCAGCGTACTGCCCTCGGCCTCGTCGGGCTCGGCTTCTCCACCGCCACGCCCAGCGCCATGCTCCGCCATACCGCCGCTGCCGTCAACGCTCTCGGCACCCGCGTCCTGGTCGCCACCCCCCCCGCCCAGCCTGGCGCTTGGGAGGCCATCATCGCTCGCCTTGACGACGCCTCCCGACCTCTGCACGAACACTGTGCCCGCCAGGATGAGCCGCCCCCCGACAATTTTGAACGTTGGGTCGAGCGGTTCCCTGGGCCCATCCAAACCGAGCTCCGCGTCGCCCGCAACTCCCTCGAAGACAGCGCCCTTGCCCCTGATGACTACCGTCTCGGCATGATCGTCAAGTCTGAGAAGACCGGGCTGGTCGACGAACTCGGCGTGTCCAAGAACAACGCCCGCGCCGTGCTTTCCCCCTGCCCGCGATTCAACGCGGCCGTCGGCCCGGAGATCTACCACTTCGGCATGGCCCGTCGCGAGGTCCGCAAGCTCCGCCACGACTCCGTCGTCGCTTGGGCCATCTCCTGCACCGCCGAGGACCTCGGCCAATGGTTTGACTGTTGGACCGACTACTTCTCCGGCCCCGCCGGGCCGGCTGAGTACCTGGTTCTCGACCAGTCTGTTTACGACGCACACCAGGACCAAGGGGCCCTCGACTTCAAGCTGGCCTCCTACGCTCGCAGCGGCGTCTCCGCCGCCAGCCTCGCCGCCATTCGCCGCGCTGCCACTCCCCGCGGCCGCGTGCAGAACATGCCCCACGTCCGCTTCCGTGGCCGTCGGCCCCGCCAGATCTCTGGCTGGCCCATCACCACCGACGGCAACTGCGCCACTTCAGAGGCTGCGCTCGACGACGTCCTCGGGCCTCCCGGCTGGGACAGCTACGCCGTCGTCATCCTCGGCGACGACGTCCTCGCCATCACTCGGCCCCACCTCTGTACGGTCCAGTCCGTCCAAGCCGGCATGCTCCGGCTCGGCCTCGAGGTCACCGCCACGGTCACCACTCACAAACACGAGGTCGAGTTCGTCTCCCTCGTGCCCTACCCCACTGAGGACGGCACGGTCTTTGGACCCAAGATCGGCCGCCACCTCGTGCGAGGCGGCTGGTCCGTCGCCCCCGAATCGTCCGACCCCTACGGCATGGCCATCTCCCTTGAGGCCTCTGTGTCGTTCATCCCTTTCCTGCGCCAGTTCTACGACTTGCATCGCCGACTGTGCAAGCCGGTGCACGGCATCAAACCGCACGCTCGTTTGGCCCGCCAGCCCCATCAGGCGTGTCCCGAGACGTACGAGTTCGTGCAAGCACGGTACGGCCTCACCGAGGCCGACGAGCGCGCCTTCGAGGCGCTGCTCGCCGGGGTCACTTCAACCCCGGCCGTGCTGGACTGGCCGCGCGTCAACGAGCTCTGGGCCGTTGACGCGTAGTCGGTGTGGGTATCACCACACACTTCTGTACCTGATCCCTCCCCGAAATCCCCTCCCATGCCCATCAAGTCTGGAGCCGCCCGCAATGTGTCGTCGGCTCAACAGATGGCTCTGGTCCCTTATGGGCCCGCTCCTCGACCCAAGAGTCAAAAGAAGAAGAAGGCCAAGCAACCTCGCGCTGGCCCCACCCGCCCCCCCCGCGGCGATAGCGCCCTTTACCGCTCCGCCGTGGGCCGTGCAGCTAACATGGTCTGCAGCGTGTTGGATCCTTTCTGTCCTCACGCGGTGGGTGCCAAATTGTGGGGTGAAGGCGGCATCATGACCATCCCCTTCACCTTCCGTGCCACCGTGCCCCTCTCCACGAGCACGACCAACGCGACGTCCTTCTTCTTCTACCCCGACTTCGTGAACGGCTACGGCACCGCCGTGGCTTCCTCCGGAGTCACCACTCTCCCGGCGCTCTCACCCTGGCCCGTCTCCAGCCCTGCCTCTGGTACTGACGGTCGCCTCGTCACCGCCGGGTTCGTCATCCGCAACATCTCCAACGCCATGACCGTCGAGGGATCCTACCAAGTCGTGCCGATGACCCGCTACACGGTCGCCGACGCGTTCACTGGATCTCCTCTCATTTTGGACCCCCGCTCCCGCATCGTCAACGCTACGAAGGCGGGGGAGACCGCTGTCGTCTCCTTCCGCCGCGGTTTCGGGGCCCTCGACTTCCACCCTGCCCTGGACGGCACTGGAGTGCAACCCGACTACCAGCCGTGGCTCGTCTACTTCCCCGCCACCTCCGCAGTCAACAAGTACGAGATCGAACTCGTCGTGCACACCGAGTTCAACACTACGATCTCCGGCCAGTATTTCCTGGCCGCCACCAACGGCGCCAACTCGAGCCGCATGACCGCCAAACTCGGCGATGCGGCCAACGCCGCGTCCGGCAAGCTCGCTCAGGTCGTCGAGTCGAGCTCCGGGCGCGCGGCCGACGCCTTCGGCAAGCAGGTCGCTAAGGTCGCGATCCGCGTTGCCGGGGGCGCTTTGGGTACCTACTTCGGAGGCCCCTACGGGGGCATGGCTGGAGCCGGAGCCGGCGGGTTCATCGCCGACCGTGCCATCGAGGTCGACTGATGGCCCCACCCCTAGCCGCGCACGACCAGCGCGGGCTGCCCGTCGGATGAGGCAGCATTTCAAAAACCGACCAACTGTACGTGCCAGCTGGATGAGGCACTGAAAACCAGCCGCCCGGGCAACGATTCCCTGCAACAGCTCGCGCCGACTTAGATCCGCGCAATCATGAGAAAAACAATTCGCCCTCCCGACAGGCTTCC